CCTCCGCCACGCCTGGCGCTGGCGACCCGAACTGGCTCGGCGCCGCCGCCGAGCTGATCGCCTCACTCCGTTCCTGATCCCCAGGCCGGACCGCAGAAAGCCTCCATCACCATGAAGAACCTGTTCCTGGCCGCGGCGCTCGCGCTGGCGGCCCTCTTCGCCGTGTCCGACGCCTACGCCATGGGCGAGCTGCTCCAGGCCGCCGGCGCGCTCCCGGCCGCCGCGCCGTTCCTGGCGATCGCCGGCGTCGGCGCCGCGACCGCCATGCCGCGCGGCATCCTCGGCGCGACCTTCCGCGCCGACGCCAGCGATCCGATGGCGGTGCTGGCCCAGCTCCAGCAGGCCTTCAACGCCTTCAAGGCCGAGAACGAGACGAAGCTCGCCGCCAAGGCCGGCAAGGAAGACGTGGTGACCAACGAGAAGGTCGACCGCATCAACGCCGCCGTCGGCGAGCTGCAGGCCTCCCTGAGCGAGCTGGCCATCAAGATCGCCGCCGCGGCGATCACCGGCGGCGGTGCGCCGCGGCCGGGCGACGACGCGGCCTACAACACTGCCTTCACCGCCTACGCCCGCACGGGCGACGGCGAGAGCGCCATCAAGGCCCAGCAGTTCGCCGGCCCGCGCGCCACCCTGTCGGTCGGCTCGAACCCGGATGGCGGCCTCCTCGCCCCCGTCGAGTGGGACCGGACCATCACCGACAAGCTCAAGATCGTCTCGGCGATGCGCACCCTCGCCCGCGTGATCTCGATCTCGAGCACCGGCTTCACCAAGGTCTACAACGATCGCGCGACTGCCTCGGGCTGGGTCGGGGAGACCACGGCGCGCCCCGGCACCGGCAACGCCCAGTTCCAGCAGGCGACCTTCACCACCGGCGAGCTGTACGCGATGCCGATCGCCTCGCAGCAGCTCCTCGAGGATGCCCTCATCGACATCGGTGCCTGGCTCGGCGACGAGGTGATGACCGAGATGGCGTACCAGGAGGGCCTCGCCTTCGTGAACGGCGACGGCATTCAGAAGCCGAAAGGCCTCCTCCAGTACGCCAGCGGCACCCCGCACCCCTGGGGCGCGATCCCGACCGTGAACAGCGGCGCCGCGTCCGCCCTCGCTGCGGACGGCCTCATCGACCTGGTGCACGATCTGCCGAGCGAGCGGACCCCGAACGCGGCCTTCATCATGAACCGCAAAACCCAGGGGGCGATCCGCAAGCTGAAGGACGGTCAGGGCCGCTACCTGTGGGAGCCGTCGACGCAGGTCGGCGATCCGGCGACCATCCTCGGCTTCCCCGTCGCCGAGCTGGCGGCGATGCCGGACGTGGCGGCGAATGCCCTGCCGATCGCCTTCGGCGACTGGCAGCGCGGCTACCTCGTCGTCGATCGCATCGGCGTCCAGGTCCTGCGCGACCCCTACAGCCAGAAGCCCTTCGTGCAGTTCTACAGCCGCAAGCGCGTCGGCGGTGGCGTCACCGATCCGACCTGCCTGCGCCTGCACAAGGTGGCGGTGAACGCCTGACCCACGCCGGCCGGGCCCTCGGGCCCGGCCGCCCGCACTCCGCACAGCAGGACGGTCCGGATGACCCGCGGCATCACCGTGAAGACCTTCGACGGCGCCCCCGACGGCAACGCCTATCCGCAGCGCTTCGAGAAGGGCGACCCAGTCGAGGGCGATCTGGCGACGGTCGCCCTCGCCGAGAAGTGGGCCCGGGCCCCGAAGGACGACGCCGAGTTCGACGCGGCTGTCGCCGCCCGGGCCGAGCGCCTGGCGCCCGCCGACAGGGCGGAATGACTGTGCTCGTCGACCTTCATCGGCCCGCACGCTGCGAGGCGCCGCTCGTCTATCGGCGCCTCGAGGCGCCGACGGCGGCGGTGGTCGACGTGCCCCGCGCCCGCCGGCATCTGCGCCTCGACGAGGACGACGACGGCGAGGACCTCGACATCGAGGCGGCCATCGACGCGGCCACCGCGCATGTCGACGGCCGCACCGGGGTCCTCAACCGCGCCCTGGTGAGCCAGGTGTGGCTGGCGACGGCGCCGCGGCCGATGGCGGCCGCCGGCGGCCTGCCCGGCTTCGTGCTCGACCTGGTGCCCATCCAGGCCGTGACGACGGTCGAGGTGCTCCAGGGCGGCGTCTACGCCGTCCTGCCGACGAGCGCCTGGCGCACGGTGGCGATGACGGCCGACCGCGTCGCCGTCGTGCCCGCCCGCGGCGCGGCCTGGCCCGCCTACGACTTCGATCCGGAGGCCTGGCGCATCACCTTCCGCGCCGGGTACGGCGACGCCGGCGAGGCCGTGCCATCGCCGATCCGCTCCGCGATCCTGCTCCTGGTCGCCGACCTGTTCGACCAGCGCGACGGCAAGGTCCAGGCGAACCTCGTCGACAACCCGACGGTGGACCGCCTGCTGGCGCCGTTCCGCCGCGTGGCGGTGTAGCGCCATGCAGGCGGGACGGCTCGACAAGCGGGCGACCTTTCGGGGGCGCCCACAGCTCGACGACGACGGCTTCGAGAGCCGCGGCGGGTACCAGGACCTGTTCACGGTCCGCGCCGAGTTCCGGCCGCTGTCCGGCCGGGCTATGGCGGAGGCCGGCTCCCTCACCGACGCGATCCAGGGCACGCTCGTCGTGCGCGACACCCCGCGCACCCGGGCGCTGACGATCGCCGATCGCGTCACCGTCGACGGCCGGGACTACGCGATCGAGTCGGCGCCGCCCGGCGACCGCTCCGGGTGGCTCTACCTCAAGGTCTCCCTGAAGAAGGGCTCCGCATGATCGGCGGCCTGGTCACGACCGCCCGCTTCGGCTGGGCGGCCGTCCACGGCGTCGACGCCTTCGCGGATGCTCTCGCGCAGTACACCGTACGCATGGTGCTTCGCTCGCGGGCGGTCGACAGTAGTGCGGCCGACGAGATCGTCCGGCGCGCACAGGCCAACGTCCCGCAGGACACGGGTCGCCTCTACGGCGGCATCAAGGCCACCGGCGAGGATGGCCTCTTCACCGTCACCGCGAGCGCTACGCACGGCCGCGGCCGCTGGTACGACCTGGATTACGCCTTCCTGGTGGAGACGGGCACCCAGGGCGGCATCCGCGGCGGCCGCCGCGGCACCACGGTCAACGTCGAGACCGGCCGCAGCTCGCGCGCCGGCGCCTTCAACCCGGTCACCGGCCGCCGCTTCCGCGTCGCAGATGCGAGCCGGATGTCCGAGCGCACCCATCCCGGCACAGCAGCGCAGCCGTTCTTCTACCCCGCGGTCGACGGGGTGATGGAGGAACGCGAGCTGCACCAGGCCGAAACCCTCGAGGGGGACCTGTGACGCCCGAGCTCGCACTCCGGAACCAGATCGGCATGCTGCTGCGCGCCTCGCCGGCGGTGACGGCGCTCGTGGGCAAGAAGATCCGCGACGACGTGCCGAGCGACAAGGAGGCGGACAAGCTGCCGTGGCTCTGCATGGGCCCCATCAGCGTGCGGCGCATCGAGACCGGCGACGCGCCGGCCTGGTCCATCAGCCTGCGCGTGCTCGCCGAGTCCGCCGGCTTCAACCGGGACGAGGTCTGGCAGATCGCCCGGGCCGCCATGCGCGCCATCGACCGTGCCGAGCCTCCGGAGGAGCTGGGCTTCGTCGATCGCATCGCCGTCCAGAGCGCCAACGACGTGATCGACCCCGGCGCCATCAAGACCGTCGCGATCGACGTGTCCTGCACGCTCATCGACGTCGACTGACCCTCACCACCCCGGAGAACACAATGACCCAGGCCGTCCCCTTCGGCGGCAAGGACCTGCGTGTCATGCGCAAGACCTCGCCGAGCGACAACGCCCCGACCTTCCTCTGCACCATCACGACGAAGTCGCTCACCGAGACGGTGGAGTACGACGACGCCACGGTGCCGAACTGCGACAACCCCGACGCGATCGCCGCGCGCCGCTCGATCCCCAAGAGCACCGCCTGGTCGCTGAACGCCTCGGGCATCGCCGACGCCAAGAGCTACAAGGCGCTCCGCGCCGACGCGATCGCCGGCGTCCCGCTGAACCTGCAGATCCTGGTGGCCAAGGCGGCCGCCGGCGGCGGTGGCCACTGGGATGGCGCCGTCTACTTCGAGAACCTCCAGATCCAGAGCGACAGCATGGGCGTGGTGAAGTTCTCGGCGCAGATGCGCGGCGAGGGCGAACTCGCCTGGACGGATGCGGCGGCCTGATGAGCGGCTCCGACACCTCCGCCACCGCGGTCTACGAGGATCTCGGCGGCCAGCGCCGCAAGTTCCAGCTCTCGGTGGGCGCGATCGGCGAGCTGGAGCGCCGGTGCAACGCCGGCATCGGCCTGATCCTGGTGCGGCTCTCCGCCCACCACTTCTACGCCGTCGACGTGCTCGAGCCGATCCGCCTCGGGCTCGTCGGCGGCGGCCTGACGCCAGCCGAGGCGGAGGCGCTCATGCGCTTCAACGTCTTCGAGCGACCGCTCGCCGAGCACATCGGGCTCGCGGCGCGCATCGTCCAGGCGTCGGTCTCCGGAGTGCCGGAGCCGGGAAAATCGACGACGGAGGGGACCAGCGACCCCGCTGCCCCGGCGACCTCTCCGTCTTCTATTCCGCCGGCGGCATGATGGGGCTCTCGCCCCGTCAGGTCGATGCGCTGACGCTGCCGGAGCTGGCAGCGATGTTCGACGGCTTCCGCCGCTTCCACGGCGCGGCCGAGCAACCCGACGAGCCCGACGTGGACGCGTTCTACCAGGCCCTCGCCGAAGCCCAGGCCAACGGCCAAGCCTGACCGACCGGAGCCGCGATGTCCGCACCTATGGTGATCCGCTTCGCGACGGACCATTCCGCCGCGAAGTCGGGCATGCAGGACCTCGCGGCCTCGGTGGTCTCGAGCATGGTGAAGGTGAGCGGTGCCCTCGGCACCGGCATTGAAGCCAACGGCGGCCTGGCCGCGAGCTTCAAGACGCTCTCCGCCAATGTAGCGAACGACGTGTCGAAGGTCGCCTCCGCCGGCGTCGAGGCCGCCAAGGCGAGCAACTACTCCGCCGTCGCCACGGCGGCCGCCGTCACGCGGGCCGCCGGCGAGACGCAGACCGGCATGTTCGCGGCGCGGGCCAGCACGGCCATCGCGACCGAGGGCATCCGGACGAACCTCGGTATCCTCAAGAACGAAGCCGTCGGCACGCTCGGCGTGCTCACCAGCTCGCCCACCTTCACGGGCCTCGTCGGCGCCGCTGCGGTCGTGGGTACGCTCGCCGTCGCCTTTCAGGTCATGGCGGCCACCGCGAAGGCCGCCTCCGAGGCGCTCGAGGAGGTGGCTCGGGTCGGCGACCAGGCGGCGAAGCTGAACGTCTCGACCACGTTCTTTCAGACCTACACGGCGCAGGCTCGAGGGCTGCGGGTCGAAGTCGACGACCTCGTGAAGTCGCTCGACATGGCCAAGCAGGCCTTCACTGTGCGCCTCGGCGGGGGCGCCGACGGTGCGAACGACAGTGCCTTCGGGGCCCGCCTTCGCCAGCACGCCAAGGTCGGCAATGTCTCCGACGACCAGGTCGCGCGCTTCGCCGGCGCACAGGGCACGGAGGCGCAGTTCCGCGTCGCGCTCGACCTCATCGCCGAGCTGCAATCGAAGGGCCGGGACCTCGCCGCCCTCGACCTCGCCAGCAAGATCTTCCCGCCGGCGATCGTCGAGCGCATCCGGTCCGGCGGCATCGAGATCGACCGCCTTCGCAAGACCATTGACGACATCCGCAACCCGGACCTCGTCTTCCTGAAGCCCGAAGAGATCGTCCGCGCGCAGGAGCTGGAGCGTCGGCTGAAGGATGCCCAGGCGATACTCGACAGGGCGGCGAAGGAGTTCAACGCCGAGATGGCCCGCGCCGGCATGGGCTACAAAGAGGACGCGATCGCCTGGAAGGAGCTGATGGCCGGCGGCGCCCGGCTCGCCGTGAGCATCCTGAAGGCGGGCCGCAGCTACCTGGAGCAGCACAACGACACCCGCCCGGCGGTCTACGGTGTCGACTACTTCCGCGCCGAGGACGCGCCCGCGTCCGGCCTTGCGCGAGACCTTGGTAAGCCGAAGGGGCCGACGGCGACCACCGACCCCGAGATGGATGCCGCCCGCAACGCGCTGCGCGCCAACCTGGGCAACCGCACCCTCATCGACCAGGCGCAATCTGCCTCGAACTCGATGACGCACCGGTTCTTCCCGAAGGACCCGTCCAAGGACCCCGACAAGGCGACCCCCAAGAGCCGGAGCGAGAGCTTCGACGCCGTCGAGAGCTTCATCAACGGGCTCGAGCGCACGGCCGCGGCGACGAAAGCTGAGGCGGAAGCCTTCGGGAAGTCGAACGCGGAGAAGGCCGAGGCGATCGCGCTCGCCAAGCTGAAGGAGACGGCCGACCAGCAGGGCATCACGGTCACCGAGGAGCAGATCGCCAAGGTGAAGGCCGCGGCCACCGCGACGGCCGAGTACAAGGATAAGCTCGCCGACCTCGAGCAGGCCCAGCAGCAGGCGGCCGAGGCGTCCCGCGCCTTCGGCAACACCATCGCTTCGAGCCTCGCCGACTCGATCGAGAACGGGAAGTCGCTGGCGGAGGTCTTCAAGAACATCCAGAGCATGTTGCTGCGGGGAAGCCTGCAGGCCCTACTGACCGGCCAGGGGCCACTGGCAGGCATCCTCGGGATGGCGCCGGCTGCCTCGTCCGGCTCGAACAGCGTCGGCGGGCTCGCCGGCCTGGTGAGCGGCATGTTCCGCGCGAACGGCGGCCCCGTCCAGGCGGGCCGGGCCTACACCGTCGGCGAGATGGGCCAGGAAATCTTCGTGCCCAACGCCGACGGCCGCATGGTGCCGATCGCCCGCGGCGGCGCCGGCATGATGGGCGCCGGCGGCGCGCCGATCAACGTCTACAACTACGCCGGCGGCGACGTGCAGGCCCGGCCGGAGCGCCGCAGCGACGGCGGGACCGACTTCATCATCGAGCGCCTGGACAGCGCGCTCGCCGACCGCTGGGGCCGCGGCCAGGGCGACCTGAGCAGCATCTCCCCCGGCGCCCGCCGCCTGCGAGGCTGACATGGCCGTTCCGACCTGGCCCGCCAGCCTGCCGCAGATCCCTCTCGTCCCCGGCGGCTCGAGCACGCCCTGGCAGGCTCCGACCGAGACGGAGATGGAGGAAGGTCCCGCTCGGGCCCGGCGCTCGAGCACGTCGACGTGGACGACGATCGCCTACGCCTACGTGATGACGGCCGCGCAGTTCGCTACCTTCGAGGCCTTCGTCCGCGACACCCTCGGCCACGGCGCCGGCCGGTTCATGATCCCGCGCTGGCGCCCCGGCGCGACGACTCCCCTTCCCCTGAAGCTCGCGCGGATCCCCGGCGGCCTGCCGAGCTGGCGGCCCTCGGGCCCGAACGTGATCGTCACCGTCCCCCTCGCGATCCTGGATTTCTGAATGCCCTCGCTCCAGGAGCAGGCGCGCGACGAGGCCTACGCCTCGGCGCCGATCGGTGCTGAGCCGCGCTCGATGGTCGAGCTGTACGCGACCGGCTTCGACGTCCCGCTGTTCTTCCTCGCCGGCGTCGAGGACGACACGCCGGTCGTGCTCGAGGACGGCACCACTGTCACGGCTCTCGCCTGCGCGTTCCGCTTCACGCCCCCCGGCGCCGACAAGACGGGGCCGACGCCGGCGAAGCTCGGCGTGGACAACGTCTCGGGCAAGATCCTCCCGTACCTGAAGGCCGCCACGGGCGCGATCTCGGTCACGTACCGTGCCTACCTGGGCGACGACTACGGGACCGTCGTCGACTTGATCGAGGGTCTTAAGCTGAAGCGCGCCACGGTGGCGGCCGCCACCGTCGACGGCGAGCTGAGCTTCGAGGAGATCGCGACCCAGGCGTTCCCGCGCCGGACCTACGACCTCGACACCTACGGCGCGCTCTGGAACGCCTGATGGACGCCGCCGCCTACGTCTCGGCGCTCCAGGGCCGCCCCTGGACGACCACGAACCACTGCTGGGCCCTCGTGCTCGAAGTGCAGCGGGACCTGTTCGGCCGCGTGCTGCCGCCATTCCTCATCGACGGCCGGCTGACGGCACGCGAGCTGGTGGCGGCCTTCCACGGCCACGAAGAGCGCCGGAACTGGCGCCAGGTGGCCGTTCCGAGCGACGGGGCCGTCGTCCTCATGCACCGGCCCGGGTCGCCCTCCCGCGCCATTCACGCCGGCGTCTACCTCGCCCTCGAGGGCGGCGGGGTGCTCCACGCCGACGAGCAAGCCGGCGTCACGTTCGACGGCTCGGCCGACCTCCTGGTGCGCGGCTGGCGCGCCGAGTTCTTCCTCCCGCTTTAGGCGCTCCATGCACCTCGTGACGCTCAACGCGGCGGGCAAGCAGCTCGCGGCGCCGGTGGCGCTCGACCCGCGCCGGCGCCGGCTGTCGCAGGTCATCGGCCGCCACGTCGACCGCACGCGCCCGCACATGATCGCAGTGCAGCGGGCCCGCGACCCGCTCCAGCCGATCGACGAGGCCTGGATCACCCGCGGCCGCGATCGCGCCGGCAACGTGAAGACCTGGCCGCGCAAGTACCTGCCGGCCGATGCCGTCGTCGTCGTGGTCTACCTGCCGCTCGGCGGCAGCGGCGGCGGGCGCTCGAGCACGAAAGGGACCGTTGTCTCGATCGCCGCCGTGGTGGCGGCCGTGGCGCTCGCGACGTTCGGCGGCCCGACGGCGATCGCGCTTCTCGGTCCGATCTTCGGACCCGTAGCGCTCGCCGGCGCCGTCGTCGGCCTCACGGCGATCGCGTCCATCGCCTCGCGCACCAAGGCCGAGAAGCAAGCGACCGACCGGACCCAGGTCTACGGCGTCACCGGCGGCGGCAACCTGCCGAAGCCCGGCGAACGCATCCCGCGCGGCTACGGCCGGAGCTGGATGAAGCCGGACCTCTCGCAGCCGGATTTCAGCCAGTACGACGGCGACGACCAGATCCTGTTCAAGCGGCACACGGTCGGCCTGGGGCGGTACCGCCCCTACGCCGTCCGCGCCGGCAAGCAGATCATCTGGACCGAGGCCGGAGGCTTCCAGGCCCCCTTCGACGATCCACGCAACCAGATAGAGTTCGTCTACGGCACCGCCTCGAGCCTGGTGCCGAGCAACGTCATCTCGGCGACCGGCGTCGGCGGCCTGCTGCCCCGGCCGGGCGACAACCCCGCGATCGCCGGGCCCTTCCTCCTCAACCGCGTCGGCCCGCTGGTCACGCGCCTGCAGGTGGATTTCCAGTTCCCGCAGGGCATCTCGCGGAACCACACCTTCGCGAGCGGCACCGTGCTCGCCAACCAGCCGGCCGAGTGGTCGGTGGTGTTCCAGTACGCGGCGATCGACGAGTCGGGCGCGATCGTCGGCCCCTGGCAGGAGCTGTACGACTCCAACTCGGGCAAAGAGGGCGCGCGGTTCGCGACGCACCCGCTCCGCTACACCAAGTTCAAGGACGTCCCGCCCGGCCGCTACGCGGTCCGCGGCTGGAACGTCATGCCGGACACCTCCGAGGTCCAGGGCAGCGGCACCACCGCCTCCATCAACGCATGCCAGTGGGACGGCGCCTCGGGCTGGGTCGGCGACGCGGCCATCCGGCCGGGCGTCACCGAAATGTGCCTCCGGATCTACGCCACCAAGGCGAGCCAGGCCGTCGGCTGGAGCGAGATCGAGGTGGACGCCGGGGCGATCATCCCCGTGTGGACCGCCGACGGCGGCTGGGAGGAGCAGGAGACGTCGAAGGCCGTGTGGGCCTGGCTCGACGTCATGCGCAACCAGGATTACGGCGGCGCGCTCCCCGACAGCCAGGTCGACCTCGAGCGCTGCCGCTACTACGCCGACGCGCTCACCGAGTTCGACACGTTCGACGGCACCATCCGCGGGCCCGTGTCGGTATGGGAGGCCGCCTCGACGGTGCTGCTGCCGATGCGGGCGGAGCCCGTGCATCTCGGCCGCTACTGGAGCCTGGTCCGCGACGAGCCGAAGGCGGTGCGCCGCCACGTCATCACCCCGCGGCAGATGCTCAAGGGGTCGACGCAGATCGTCTTCGACCTCGACACGGCCGCCGGCGCCAGCCACGTCATCGGCGAATACGACCGGGACGGCGACTACCGTAACCCGGGCCAGACCACCGCCATCTACGGCGAGGCCTCCCTCAAGCCGACCCGGCGGCGCTGGAGCGGCGTCCGGACCTTCGCTCACGCGCAGCACCTCACCCGCTGGCTCGCCGCCTGCGGGTTCTACCGCCGCCAGACGACGCCCTTCGGCGTCGAGATGGAAGGGCGCATCTACAAGCGCGGGGACTCGATCCTCGTCGACCAGTGGTTCGTCGAGGCGCGCCGGCGCGCCGGCATCGTCGACGTCGCCGGCAGCAAGCTCGTGCTCGACGCCGACGTCGCCGTCGCCGCCGGCGACGCCGCGATGCTGCGGGACCGCACCGGCCGCGCCTGGGGCCCGGTCACGCTCCACGGCCAGGGCAGCAGCCTGCGCGAGATCATCCTCGACCCGCCGTCGCGCGCCGCGGCCGAGGCGGCCAGCGGCGTAAGCCTGGCGCAGGTGCTCTCCGACGGCCGCGGCGAGATGACCACGGTGCTCGTCGGCCCGCTCGAGGTCCTGAGCGAGAACTACCTCATCAAGTCGGTGAAGCCCGACGGGCCGGACCGCGCCCAGGTCGAGGCGGTCATCGATGACCAGCGGGTGTGGGACGCGATCGGCGCGCCGATCGTCGCGCCGCCGCCCACCGGCAACGGGCTCGCCGATCCGGAGGTGCCGCATATCGACGGCCTGGACGCGAACGCCGTCCAGGCCGCGGCGGGGCTGAGCTGCGACTACTCCGTCCGCCCGGGCCGCGGCTCCGTCCGGTTTGAGCTCCAACTCTCCTACGACGACGGGGCGCGGTTCTCGCCGATCTACGACGGCACGGCCACCACCGGCTCCTGGCTCCTCAACCCGGTCGATCCCGGCCACGTCGTGCTGCGCGCCCGGGCCTTCGGCGCGACGGGCCTGCCCGGGCCGTGGTTCTACAAGAACCTGACCATCGGCGCCTCGAAGGTGCCGGGCGAGAACATCACGGATTTCTCGCTCCGCCTGGAGCAGATGACCCGGCAGCTCCAGGCCGAGATCATCGCGGCGAACGACCTCGGCCGGGGCACCCGGGCGCTCGGCGAGGAGCTAACGCAGCTCGCCCTCTCCACTGCCGACGACACCCTGCGCGGGGCGATCCAGCAGCTCGCCGCGGCTTTCGACGAACTCGCCGGCGCCCAGGCGACGCTGGCGGCCGACAGCTTCGAGCAGCGCGAGCTGCTCAAGGTCGGCGACGGCGCCAACTTCGCCGCCCTCGAGCGCGAGACCCTGCTCCGCTACTCGGCCGACGAGGCCCTGGCCAGCGTCTCGACGCAGCTCGCCGCGCGCCTGGCGCTCACCGAGGGCGACATCGCCGGCCAGGCGACGGTGATCCAGGGCCTCTCGGCCACCGTCACCAACCAGGGCGGCGTGCTGACCGCGCAGGGCGAGCAGCTCGTCACCGTCGGCGCGCAGATCACCGCCGCGAACCTGGCCATCGCCGGGCAGGCGACGGCGACGCAGGGGCTGACCTCGCGCGTGGCGCTCACCGAGTCGGGCATCTCGACGCTCTCGCAGGACCTGACGGCCCTGCGCGGCACCGTCACCGGCCAAGGCGGGACGATCCTTGCCCAGGGCACCGCCCTCGACAGCCTCACGGTCCGAACCTCGAGCACGGAAGGACGCCTCGACACCGAGGCGGCGCGCATCACCGCCCTTCAAGGCAGTGTGACCAGCCATGGCCTCCAGCTCGCCGGCGCCGCTACGGCGCTCGACCAAGTCACCACGCGCGTTTCCGCCGCGGAGGGGAACATCTCCGTCAACGGCCAGGCGATCCAGTCGCTCGCCGGCAGCATTTCCTACGTCGATGGCCGCGTGAGCCAGACGGCGTCGGCGATCAACAGCGTCGAGGTCCGCGCCACCAACCTCGAGGGCGTGCAGTCGACCCAGGCGCAGGCGATCCAGGCGCTCTCGACGACGCAGGGCGACCACACCGCCAGCATCTCGACGATCGCCACCTCGGTCGACGGCATCAAGGTCCAGTACTCGATCACGGGCTATGTCGATGGCGAGAGCGGCGGCCTCGTCATCACCGGGGCGCGGCGCCTGGACGGCGCCGTCCAGTTCGAGGCCCGCTTTCACGGCAACCTCTTCGTCAGCCGCACGATCACCGCCCGCACGCTCGCCGTCGAGCAGCTCATCGTCAACGGCCAGATCTTCGACAACGCCGTCAGCACGGTGCGCGGCGCCGAGGGCGGCGGCTTCATCACCGGCTACTCGTTCACGAACACGCGCGGGCAGAACACCCGCCTCGCCATCTTCGCAATGTTCCGCCCTCGCACGGCGGGCGGCTTCGGCAACGCCTCCCAAGTCGGGAACATCGAGATCCGCGCCAACGGCAACGTCATCCGCACGGAGGCCGGCGCGAGCTTCACGAACAACGGCGTCGCCTACATGCTTCCGGATCTGCTCATCAAGCAGATCGACGTCGGTCCCGGCACTTACGAGTTCCAGGCCGTGCAAACCAACGTCGCCAGCGCCGGGGTTTGCGACATCCTGGTGATGGAGATCTCGAAGTGAGCGGGCTCGACTGGACGAGCCTGTCGGTGCTGCCGGGCAACGACGACTGGATGGCCCACCCGACCGAGGAAGGTCAGGGGCATCCGGATTTTGTCGTCCCCCGTCCGTTCGTCCGGTTCGATCCGGAGACCGGCCGGATCACCGGGCGGGGCGGGATGGCGCTCGCTCATATCCAGCGCGAGCGCCTCCGCCAGGGCGGCATCCTCCTCGGCGACGGCCGCATCGACCGGGACTACGTGGACCTGTCGAGCGGAGTGCCGACAGTCGCGCGTCGGACGCCGTGCCCGGCGGTGCTCGACGGTCTCACCCTGTCGAGCCTGCCGGTGCCCTGCCGCATCGAGATCAGCAACCCCGGCGGCCTCGAGCCGAGCGTCTATCCCTGGTCGGCGCCCGCCCTGGCGCTCGACTTCGAGCACACCGGCACATGGACGGTGCGCGTGCTCTGCGAGCCGCATCTTCCCGGCGTCTTCACGTTCACCACGTAGGAGCGACGCATGGCCGAGGGGACCGCACCCAACCACGGCGGCGCGCCGGTCCTGCGCCACCGGACCGACGCCCGCCTGCATCGCGCGGAGAGCTACCCGGCGCTCGGCGACCAGCTCGACGCCTGCATGAAGGTGTTCCGCGTCCTCCAGGAGCACGGCCTGCAGCTGCCGGCCGATGCCGTGGCGGTCGTGGAGGCCTGCGAGGCCGTGAAGGCCCGGTTCCCCAAGCCGCCCGCCGAGCCCGCCTCGGCCGACTGAGAGTCCCGACATGGCCGTGCCGCTCAACTCCGTCGCCGTGGCGGCGGGGTCGCTCATCGTGACCGGCTATGCCACGACCTTCGTGGCGGCCGAGGGGGACCTGTTCGTCCTCGATGGCTTCGTCGCCCTCATCGCCTCGCGGGACTCGGCCTCGCAGCTGACCCTGCGACACGCCTGGTCGGGACCGAGCCGCACCGAGGCGACGGCCTGGGAGATCGCCCCTTTCGGCCCCTACTGGCGGTCGACCAGCACCACGAACCGGCAGCTCTCGGCTCTTCTGGCTCGGTTCAGCGCCGGCCCGGTGAAGTTCGACGCCGTCGGCACCCTCGCCGAGCGGTCCGCCCAGAACGGGCAGGGCAAGGGCTTCACCTATCTCGCGATCGATCCCGAGCCCTGGCAGATCTTCGTCAAGCTCGCGAACACCAATTCGGCCTCGGATTGGTCGTCCGGCCAGTCGCTCCAGGTCCGCGTCGAGCTGACGGCCGAGGCGCAGGCGGCCCGCGACGCGGCCGCGTCCTCGGCCGCCACCGCCGGCAGCGGCGCCGCCATCGCCACGGACAAGGCCGCGATCGCGGTCCAGGCGGCCGCCGACGCGCAGGCGGCCGCCGCGCAGGCTGTCGCCGGCGCCGTGCCCGCCCTGGTGCTCGCGAAGCCGACCGCGCCGATCGCGGCCGAGATCCCGGCCGGGACCGTGCGCTTCGTGCGCGTCGCCGGCGGGCGTCCGTCCCTCTGGTTCAACGACGGCGGCACGCTCGTCGACCTCTTCAACCCTGGCACCTTCTGAGGCCACGCATGATCCGCGCACTCGCCGGAGCCCTGGCGCTCGTCCTCGCCCTCGCCGCGCCGGCGGCCGCCTTCGACATCCAGTCCTCGACCACGCCGGGCAACGCGCCGGCGGCGCTGTCGCAGGGCGAGATCGCCATCAACCGGGCCGACCGGACCCTCTTCTTCAAGAACGTGGACGGCACCCTGGGCCGCGGCGCGCTCCTCAACGCCACGGCCGCCGGCCGATCCGCGGTGGAGCAGTCGGACGCCTCGGCGCTGAAGGTGGCGCTGCCCGGCGTGACCGACACGCTGGCGCGCGTCCTCGGCGGCCTCGACGTGCCCTCGACCCTGTGGGGCATCTCGGTCGCGAGCGCCGACAACACGGCGCAGATCAACGCGTGGCTCGCCTACTGCAACACCTATCGCGTGCCCTGCCGGCTCGTCGGCGCGACCAGCGGCGCCTACCGCGCCTGCGGCATCGTCATCCCCGGCCCCGACACCATCCTGATCGGCCCCGGCTCGGCGAGCGCGACGCTCCTCACCGCGACCGTGGGCTGTGCGCAGGACTTCATCACGGTCCCGGCCGTCGCCTCCACGAACACCCGCGGCCTGCGGATGCCGACGATCCGCGACATCGTGATCGACTGCCGCGGCTACCAGAACACCGCCGGGCACTGCATCTCGCTCCCCGAGGACACGATCAACAGCTACGGCACCGGCATTCAGATCTTCAACGCGTATATCGACTACGCGCCGAAGACGGGCATCTACGTGGGCAAGAACCGAGGCTCGGGCGTCCTCAACAACGTGATGGTCTACCACTACGGAGAGACCGGGCTGACCCTCGACGGTGCGTCCGACTGGAACTGCCTCGCCTCCAACTTCTCCGGCAACCTCCCGAACAACAACTTCGCCTTTGCGGGCGTCTGGATCAAAGCCGGGGCGAACTCGACCTTCATCCAGTGCCGCAGCTACCAGAACCTCTACGGCCTGCGCAGCGAGTACGCCTCCACCTCTACGCCCTTCACGTGGATCAGCGGCGACCTCTCGGCCAACACCCGCAACGGCGCCTTCATCGACAGCGGGAATTTCACTCAGGCCCCGGTGATCTCGGGCACGCGGTTCACGAACAACAGCCTGGAGGCGACCAACACCTATTCCGACATCGTGGTCTCGCGGAACACCGGCGCAATCATCACCGGCAATATCTTCATGAAGTCGGGCTCCACGATCTCCAAATACCTGATCGAGACCGTCACGCCGACGGGTCCGATCGTCGCCAGCGGCAACAGCTTCAACGCCACGCAGCCGAGCTACATGCCCTACGGCACGGCGGTCTCGAACGACTTCCCCAACGTGCCGATCCCGGCGACCGACTCCGGCTTCACCAGCTCCGTCGGGACGGGTAGCTACGTCAACCGCTGGAGCACGGCCGGCGGCTTCGGGGCGAACGCGGCGGGGCAGTACACGACCGCGCTCGGCCGGCAGGTCACGGCGCAGGTCAATCACTCCGTCGCCCTCGGCGCCTACAGCTACGCCCGGCGCGCCGGACTCGCCTACTCGAACGCCGTGTTCTCGACGGCCGGCGACACGCAGGTGATGGCGGTCGACCTCCTCAACGGCATCACGACCGACGGCAGCACCGCCGTGCGCCTGACCTCGGACATGCAGACAGCGGGGGCGAGCAACACCTTCAACGTGGTTGAGAACAACAAGAAGCTCGTCCTCTCGGGCATCAGGATCGTCGCATCCGACCCGGCGAGCACAGACTTCGCGGTGTGGGACGTGGATCTCGTCGCGATCACCCGCGGCACCACGGCCGCCTCCGTCTCGATCGCCGCCTACACGCCCGTCGTGACCGCGAAGGCGCGCACGGGCGCCCTGTCCGGCCTCAACCCGCCGTCGATCGCCGCCGACACCACGCTCGGCGGCCTCGCGGTCGCCGCCACCGGCATCGCCGGCACGACGCTGCACTGGTCGTTCTCGGCCCGCACCGTCGAGCTGAAGTGAGAGCGGGGTTCCCATGCGTCCGACCCGCTACGATGGTCTCGCCCTCGAGGCCGGCGACACCGTCGACCTCGCCTTTCGGTTGTGGAGCCGGGCCGACGGCCAGCGTTTCCCCTACGTCGTCGGCGCCGGCGAGCGCTTCGTCCTGACCCTGCGCTGGCAGGGCGGAGCGATCGTCGCCGCGACCTCCGACAGCGGCGCCGGCCGCCTCGTCCTCGACCAGGCCGCCGGCAGGACGGTGCTGCGCCGCCGGCTCGCCGCCTCCGAGACGGCGGCCATGCCGATCGGGCGGCTCGCCACGCTGACCCTGGTGCGCGTGCCCGCCGCCGGCGAGCGCCGGACCTGGCTCACGGGGACCGTGAAGGGCCGGACCACGCCCGAGGCCGGGCCCGGCGATACCGCACTCGACCTCGTCATCGATGACACGAGCCTCACCGTCGACCTCGCCGTCGACGACGCGGCGCAGGCGACGACGCTCGCCCTCGCCTCCGAGGCCGCCTTCGTCAGCGCACTCCTCTTCGGCTGAGGCCCTCATGAAGCAGTTCCTGACTGGAAGCTGGGCGTTCGTGCCCGGCGCGCGGACGCTCGACCTCTCGGCGATCGACGGCTTCGACGTGCGCCACCTCCTCGGCGTCATCAACCTCGACGCCGCGGCCGTGATCTATGCGCCTGGGACGGCCGGAAAGGGCTACACCACGCTCGCCGGCGGCGTGCTGACCCTGGCCTTCGACACTTCGGCGATGGCCGCCGGTGCGCGGCTGATGGTGATCTACGACCGCGATGCCGACCTCGATCCGGCTTGGGACGGGGCCGCGCAGCGCGCCAGCGTCAACGGCCTCCTCAAGGCGCTGTGGAGCAAGCTCGCCGGCACGCTGAAGGTCTCGGCCGACAGCCTGCCGCTGCCCGCCGGCGCGGCCTCCGCCGCGCGGCAGGACGCGGCGGCCGTGCAGCTCCAGGCGATCGCCGACCGGCTGGCGGCGACGCTGGCCGTCTCGGCGTCAGCGCTTCCGCTGCCGACCGGCGCCGCGACGAACGCGAAGCTTGAGGAGCTGCGCGCCCTGCTCGCGGCGACGCTCACCGTCGCGCTCCCGAGCGGCGCCGCGACCGCGGCCCGCCAGGATGCCGCCGCGGCGGTGCTCGGGAACATCCTCACGGCGCTGGCCGCGGTGCTCACCGTCAAGGCGCAGATCGGCGGGGCCGACGTCTCGGCCGCCAACCCGATGCCGGTGCAGGAGCGCGTCGTACAGGGCGCGGTCGCCATCCCGGCGAAGGACGTCGACGTGACGCCGGGGCTCGTCTTCTTCGTGAACTGCACCGCGCCGGGCACGGTGATGCTCACGCTCGCCAACGGCTCGCAACTTCCGCTGCCGCTGCGGGAGGGCCCGGCCTTCCTCCAGATGGCCGTGCGCCAGGTCAACGCCGTCGGCACCTCGGCCGAGGCGACCTATTTCAACCTGATCTGAGGCCGGCGATGCTGCACTTCTCGCTGCCGGGCCTCTCAGCCAGGGCCATCCGCAACCTCGCCCGCCCGGCTACGCGCTGGGGCCAGCGCGTGCTCATCCGTGGCGGCGCGGCGATCACGGCCCGCACCGGCCTCGCCTGGTTCGCGGCCGAGACCGACTTCCTCTGGGTCCGCCCGTGGTACGCCAACGCGACCACGTCCACGCTCACGATCGACAAGACCACGATCCAGGCCAGCGCCGGCATGGCGAGCCTTCAGCCCGTCGACGCCGGTGGCGCCGTCCTGCCGATGCTGCCGGTCTATGCCAACGCCGCCGGCCTTGAGCACAAGCCCGGTGAGGTCTCGGGTAGCGCCCTCGCGCTGGCCATCCCCGCGCCCTCGACGAACGCGACCCTCGCGGCCGCCAACCCCGCCTTCGCCTGCGGCGACTGGACGAAATGCCCCTCCATCCCGCGCGCCGACGGCTCCTTCCGGCCGCTTCTCCAGGTGCGCAGCTACATCTCCGGCGCCGCGACGCTCATCAACGAGGTCGACAAGGACGCGTGGGACGATCCGGCCGTCCACCTTGGCCGGATCATCGACCTCTACGACGGCGGCGGCGACCAGAGCGCGGCGGCCTCGCCGGCGATGGCGGAGGTGATCCGCTGCTACGTCGCCGGCCTCGAGTTCCTCGGGCCCAGGATGGTGCAGAGCGTGCTCTGCATCGGCGACAGCGAGACCGAGGGCAACATGTCGACCTCGGGCCGCCGGTCCTGGGGCCACATCGTCACCGCGGCGCTGAGCACGGCAAACCGCCCCGTCTCGCACATCAACGCGGGCTGGACGGCGCAGACCACCCAGCAGTTCGTGGATCGCGGCATCCAGGACATCCGCCGGTTCCTGCCCTCCGTCGTCTGCTTCCCCGGCATGTCGCCGAACGATTTTCCGACCGCCATGGCCGTGGTGCAGAACGGCTTCGAGAACTGCCTCCGGCTCGCCAACGCCGCCCGTGAGGCCGGCGCGATCCCGATCTTCTGGACGAGCTTCCCGACCAACGGCCGCACCGCCGCGCAGGATGCGCCGCGCCAGTGGCTCAACGCGACCCTGCGCGGCCTGCGCTCGAACGGATGGCTGGTCGCGGACTTCGATGCGGCGATCTCGAACGGCGGCAACCCCGCGAGCATCCTGCCCGCCTTCGACAGCGGCGACGGCCTGCACCTCAACGATGCCGGCTGGAATGCGTGCGCCGCAGTCATGCAGCCGGTGCTCGGGCAGGCGCTGAGCCTCTGACCCCGGCGCTCCGGCGCCCCCAACAACTGGAGATCGTCATGGAACTCAGCCTCATCGGCCGGGCGGTGCTCATCGCGCGCGAGGGCGCCCGCCTCGAGGCCTACCGCGACTCGGTCGGCGTCTGGACGATCGGCGTCGGGCACACCTCCGCCGCCGGCGCCCCGAAGGTCACGCCCGGCCTGACGATCACCGCGCAGGAATGCGACGCGATCTTCGAGCGCGACGTGGCGCGCTTCGCCCGCACCGTCGCCGACAACGTGCCCCGCGAGCTGCCCCAGCACGCTTTCGACGCCCTGGTCTCGCTCTGCTTCAACATCGGCCAGGGGGCCTTCCTGCGCTCGACCCTGCTCCGGCGCCTCCGGGCCGGCGACATGGCGGGCGCCGCCGAGGCGATCCTCATGTGGAACCGCCCGTCCGCGATCCTGGACCGCCGACACGGCGAGTACGACCAGTTTCGCACGCCCTACGCCACCGCACTCCCGCGCGCCCGGCGCGGCGACCCCAAGGCGGTGCCGGCGCCCGCCAGGCCGCCGGCGCCGAAGCCGGCCACTCCCTCCGCTCCGACGAGCGCGAAGCCCGCCGTCAGGGGCGGGCTTCGCGCTCGTCGGAGCGGAGGGAGTGGCCGGCTTCGGCGCCGGCGGCCTGGCGGGCGCCGGCACCGCCTTGGGGTCGCCGCGCCGGGCGCGCGGGA